TCATTCCAATACCTAACAATGCTTCTTTTTCAGTTGTTTTTCTCCAAACATCTCTCAAGTAATGAAAGTCAGTATAGCTAGCTTGTAGTGTACCAATAAATGCTGCTGCTTTAGCTCTTGCATTATATTCCTCTTGTGTTTCGATGTCCGAAGCATTAATTTCGCAAAGATTACAATTATGAGTAATTAACCCATTTACTATAAAATTATGTGAATCTTCTACTGTAATATCAAACACTTCTTCATCTCCAATATATTTTATGTTTTCTATGGAAAATTTATTGTGGTTTTTAAAATGGTGAGCTACATTATAAGTAATATTATCTAAATCCTGTTGCTTTCTTGGGTGAAGAGAAAATCCTATATTGTTTTTAAAAATTTCTATATTGGTTTTATTCCCTATTTGAAAAACAATTTCCGTTTTACATCTCTTACTATTTTTTCTTTCAGAAATAGTATATTTACTAGATATTCCGAACTCACTCAATGCTAATTGTATTTGTTGAGCTAATATTGGATTTGATAATGATAGTTGAATTATTTTTCTATGTTTAGTATCGGTTACAGACCCATCGGCTGAAAATAATGCACTTAAAATTCTTGCTTTGTTTTCCATTGATAAAGACCAATATAATTCAGGTAAAACTTTATCTTTTGCTGTTCCTGGTTTTAGTCCAAATTTATTTGCTATATATCTTGCTTTAGTAGAACTTGTTACATAACTAACTACTCCATTTTTGTTTTTATATGGTTTTAATTTAAATTCTTTATCTCTTGTTACCCCTGCATCTATTGCTTCTTGTAATAGAGATTCCATTATTGGAACTAAAACTCTTTTAGCAAATATATCTTCTTCAGAACCAAAAATTACACTTAAAGTTTCATAAATATTCTTTAAATTATTAGGATTATTAGTAAAACAACCATCTCCTATTAACCATCCTAAAAAATCATATTCATTAAATCCTTCTCTTTCAATATAATTATACTTTTTAAAAGTATTATCTTGAGGCATATATAAATTATGATAATCTATATCTAAATCTTTTAAAGCAACATACCCATCTTGGGTTAAAAATTCATGATTATCAGTAGCTTTTACAGTTGGACCTCTATGGGTTTTAAGTTCAAATACTGGTTTTATTCCAGTTGGAAATATTTTAAAATTATGTTGAGAAAATGAACTTTCATCTTCAACAGTTTTAGTATCATCAATATAAGTCGATATTATCTTAGGTAATTCTTTTTTTTCTAATAATTCTTCTATACTTTGGTAACCATTATCTGTTAATATTAAACTATCTTTTGTCAAACAAAATTGGTTTGCTTTTAAATTAATTTCAGCACAAGGATTAGTACCTGCATCTTTATCATTTGTGAATAAAAAACCTGGTTCTCCACTATTAGATGCTTCAATTTTTTTCCATAAATCTAAAAATGTTTCTTTATCAATTTTATTACGAAGTAATACAGCAGAATTATTTGCTCTACCTCTTTGAGGATTATTTTCCCACCAATTTCCAAATTTACAAGTTAACATATCTTCATCATGTAAATTAAATAAAGCAATAAGAGCTGCTCTACGAATACCACCGGATAACACAGCATCTGCTAAATGGCATATAATGTCGTGACATTCTAAAGTAGTTAATTTTTCACCGTCTTGCTTGCGGTCTAAAATAGCTTGCATATGCACTAATGCTATTTTTAATGGTTCAGGACCTGGTGCTTTTCCTCCAACTGTAATTAATTGAGCACCTTTTGGTCTAATATCTCTAAAATCAAATAAAGGAGCAGTTGATGTGTAACCAAAGTAAGCTTTAGTTAACATTCTAACAGCATCTGCCCATCCTTCAATAGAATCACCTACTAAATAACGTTTTGATTTTAAAGGTTTTCTAATTTCAGGTAATTGTTCTACATGATGTGTTTGTACTGAATAACCTACACCGCAACCTGAGAGTAATAAGAACATAATTTCGGAAAATGCTCTATGATCATCAATAGGTAAATAAGAGCAATTAAAAATACGAGCATTGTTTATTCCAATTGGTTTACCAGCAAATTGCATTGATCGCATTGATGGTAGTACCTTTTTATCATAAACATATTTATATGCTTCTTCAATTTCATTAGATAATTGAGGAAATTTTTCTAAATGCATGTTTTTATTGCGAGTTACTAATTCTTCCCATGTTTCGCGTCTATTGCTTTCAGGAAGATATTTGGCGTACTTTAAATGTACTGTTACATCAGATAAAATATTTTGTTCTTTTCTCATAATTCAAATGTTTGTGTTAATAAATATTATTTTTAATTTTCTGTTGGGTTAAGTTCAAAAAACTTCTTTTGAAGATATTTCTTTTCTAATATCTCTATATCTTGATTTGTTTCTTTTGGTTTGAAGATTTCATCTTCATTCATTGTTTGTTCTTCAACATTGATATGACCTGTAGAAGTATCTATTTGTGGTGAGAAAAATGTACAACCATCCTTTCCATATCTGTTTTTCATAAAATGCCATCTTCCTGTTCCCTCTAATTTATCTTTTCTTCCTCGTGCTAATGAAATAACAATATCGCCAATCATTAATTTATCATAAGAACCTCCAATATGTGTTCCTTCTAATATTTCTTTTTCAGCACCTGTTCTATTTGCTTGTGAAGGTGAAACAATAGGAATTTGTAATTCTTTAGCTAATCCTTTAGCATCTGTATAAACATCATCTATATCATCTTTTCTTTCGTTTCTTTTCTTTCTATTTTTTAATAAATCTAAATAATCAATGAATATTACATCAGGTTTAATTTCTAATGTTTCTAAATGAGTTTCTATAGTATCTAAAGATGCTCTTTTAGGTGAATATTCTTTAATTATTAATTTTCCTTTAAGATTAGATATTGTTTCTTCTACTTTTTTTCTATTATTTTTTACTTGATCAACAGGTATTCCTGTAAAATAAGCATCAAATCTTTGTCCTACATAATTTTCGCCTAGTTCTAAAGAATAATAAACTACATTATATCCTAATTGTACTGCTAAACCAGCCATAGAAACAATTGACCATGATTTACCTCCACCTGGATTGCCAAATATTAGGATTAAATCTCCTTCACCATAACCACCTTGAGTTATATCATTAAATGCTTTCCAAGGAAATGGAATTGAATTTCTTGAATCATTTCTGTATCTTGTTTCAATATCTTTTTCATATTCATGACCAATATTTCTAGATTGACCTGCTCTTAAAGCATTATTAATTAATCCTCTTATTGAATCATAATCACCACTATTTAATAAATCTACACTATTTAATAATGCATTTTTTAATTGTTGGTTTTTACAAAAATTAGCAAATTCTTTTTCAATATAATCTTTATCTTGAGCTGTTTCAAATGATCTATAACATTCTCTTAACTGTTCAATTAAAGATGTTTTTAAAATTTCATTTTCTATTTTTTTAATTTCTACCTGAAAATATTCCATACTAGGAATAGTATGAAACTCATGATAATAATTTAAAGTATGTTGAATTAACCATTTATGTGATGGTGAATCAAAATATTCATCTGATAAAATATCATAAACTGTTTGTAGAAATTTTTTATCATTTAATAAACATGAAATAACTTTAATTTGGAAACTACTTCCATACGAGGTTAACGATCCTAATGTCACAACTTTTAATTTTAATTTTATAATTTTATACTAAATATATTAACTATTTTTTATATTTCCAAATATATCCATAAATTGATTTTCTTTTTCCATTACATACTTCCGTCATTACTTTTTTTACTTAAAACTACTTAATATTTTAAAATTTTCTTGCAACCAATAATTTACATTTTTTAACACATTACCTAAACCATCTTCATTATATAAATGAATAAATGACGGAATATCTAATTTATTTAAGGGTTGATTTACTATTTCACTAATTATATTAATTTGACTTTGGTCTACCAAAGGATTTTTTAAATTCATTAATTGAAAATTAGTTTTTAGTTTATCTTTTTCAAATACAATTTTAGAATATAATACATGTTCTTTATATTTTTCTTCACTTATAGAAAAAATATCATTTAAAGATATTGTATCATTAGATAGTTCAGGAAATAATTTAGTTAATTTTTTTTCACCTAATCCTTTTATACCTTCAATTTTATCTGATTGATCACCTAATAAAGTTTTATATAAAATGAAATTAGAAGAAGGTAAATTATATTTTTGTTTTACTGTTTCTTCTGTATAAAATTCTTTTTCAATTGGGCTATAAAAAATTATATTTTCTTTTACTAATTGAATATAATCTTTATCACTAGAAACAATATAACATGTATTTTCAGGATTTTGACTTATGTCAGAAGATAAATATGCTATAATATCATCTGCTTCTGCTTTATTTATTGATATAATTTTTACAGGCAAACAACGTAAATAATGAATTAATCTGGAAATTTGATCAACTTTAGCGTCATTTTCTTCTTCTAAATCTTCAAATATATCCCAATTAGTAATTCGGGTAATATTTCTATTTGATTTATATTCGGGAAGCAGGCTTCTTCTGTTTGTAGAAGAACCTGCTCCATCAAATACCACATATACAGAAGTAGGTTTAATTAAATTAATCATAGAACCTAATGATCTTAAAAAACCAGACAAACCTCCTATATGTATTCCTTTTTCATTTATATAATTCAACATAGCAAAGTTTCTAAAAAATAGATTTAAACCATCTATTAATAGAACTCTACTATGTTTTTTAAATGTAGGTTGTGAATCATCTTGAACAATATTGTCAAGAAGACTGAATAATTCTTTATTCTTCATCAGTTAATCCTAAAGGAATATCACGTGTTGATTCATCCCAATCTGATGTATCTTCAATAATATCAAAACTACCATCACCTAAAATATTTTTCCATTCGGATGAATGTTCTTTTTTATAAGCATCGATATCTTTTTTATCATCTTCAATAAAACCATGAATAGTAGCAATTACAACACTTTTTGTTTGTAATCCTGTTACGTGATTTTTATCACAAGATACTTTGGTTCTTACTGCAAATTCAACTTCTTTACCATCTTTTGTTGCTTTAATTTTACTAGTACCACTATTAGTAATATTACCAAATGTTAATACAATAGAAGCGTCTAAAAACATAGTTTCACCATTTTTCATTTTCATTTTTGGTTGAGCCATAATATTTTCAGCTGGTGCTACCCAGATTTTATTAATAGCTACCATAGTATTAGTATATGGTGATGTTTCTTTTCTAGATAATGGAAAACGTTGATTAATAAAATTGCCAAATTGTTGAGACATAGCTCCTGCATTCCACATTGGGTTATTTTTATTTGCTTCAACACTCATTTTACAAGGTATTGAACCAATTGAATCCCAAAAGAAACACAAATCATAAGGTAAATTACCTTTTTTCTGCTCATCTAATAAATCAGCTATAAATTCTGCTACATCTTCAATAGTACCTAAAGATGCTCTATCACGATAGATAAAAAAACCAGTATGATCAATTACTTCACCTGTTTCTTTATCAACAACATCATTCATTTGAAATCCCATTGTCTTAGCATGTTCCCAAGACCATTTCATTTCAGTAATAATGAATACAGGTAAAATATTCATTTTTTGAGCACTAATTGCTAATTCAAGTAATGCTGTTGTTTTACCTGTATTACTATGTCCTCGTAATAAAGTAATATGTCCCATAGGAGCTCCAGCAACCGAAATTGATTGCTGGAGTGCCTTAGAGAATGTAATCCATTTTTGTTCTTTAAATTTAACGTTTGTATTTAAGAGTTTTTTCTCTTTAAAACGTTCAAGATCAAAATTACCTTGGATTTGAGATGAAATTGCTTCAGTTAATGATTTTCTAGGCATTTTAATTATTTAATTAGAAAGGTAAATCATCATCATCATTATCTTCACTAAATAATGAGTCAAAATTAGCTGATTTAGATTGTTTAACTGAAGGTTCAGATTTACTTACTGGAGCTGTAACTGTAGTTTCTTCATCATCGGTTTCTTCTTCTTTTGATTCTGAAGGTTCTTCATCAGGAGTTAACCATTCTTGTAACATTTTCTTAATAGTATCAAAATCATATTTTGTATACAAACTAGATGGTTCTGGTTGATCTTCTAATAACTTTTTTAATAAATTTTTATCATCAGTAAGAACAGATTGTTTAGTTTTAACTCTAATCGATGATTTATTGTATTTAGTACCAGTAGACTCAGGACCTACTGTATCTACAGTAATGTCGCGACCTTCTAAAATATCTGTGTAATCCCCAATATCTTCATCATCAGCTAATGATAAAAATTCCATGTAAAGTTCCTTACCAAATTCCCATAAACGTGTACCGAGATGTTCTTCTCCTCTAACAATGATAGGAACAAAAACACGCATTTTAGGATCTAATTTTTTAGCTAATTTCCAATTTTCTTTGTCTTGAGTTTGACGAAGTTGTTTTGCAAATTCAATAATAGGATCTTTTTCACCAAAATTAGTAGGTGATAAAATTGTTCTGTTACCAATTCCATAATGAAAATAGATTTCTTTAAATGGATTTTGTTTGTCGAATTTAGAAGGAACAATTCGAATAGTTTGTTTACCTACACTAGGTTTCCACATAAATTTCTTACGTTCATCAGTTGAATTTTTCTGATTAGGTTTTTGCTGTAAAGCATTTAACCTTTGTTTGATTGCATTTAAGTCCATAAAATTTATAATTATTTATTTAAACATAACAATAAGATCTTTAAAAACAAAACTTTTTTAAAGACTTCCTGTAGTTTCTAAAGTAAACGTAACTTTAGATTTGCTTGAAAATTTAGCAGCTATATTATCTATATCTTTATTTAATATATCAGGGATAAGATAACCATTCATTTTTATAGTAAAACCTGTTTTAACTATTCTGTCTCTATCTTGTTGTAATTCTACAGAAGTAGCATAACCTTCAATATTAGCTTTAAATTTAAAACGTTCTGGATCACCCCAATATGTTCCTGCTAAATAATGAATAGATTCAATAACTTTATTCATTTGCTCTATATAATAAGTATACATTGATACTTCATAAGTCAATGTTACAAAATCAGGATAAACTACTCCATAATATTGTACTTCTGGTTTTCTATTATTTAAAGCAGCAAAATTATCATATATGTTTCTTTTATTGAATGGTTGTTGAAATACTCCAAAATTATAAGGATATTCTGTGTCTAGTAATTTTACACCTACTCCTTTATAATTTTCAATATTAGTACGTTTATAAGTAATTAATGGGGCCATGATTTTACCTTCTTTATCTCGGTAATAACCATCTTTTTGCATTAATTTCCATTTTTCAGCATCACCATATATTACAGGAATTTCTATTCTTTGTCCATCTTGTATAACAAAAGGTTTAACAACATTTACAAAATAATAATTTAATGTTTCATCTATATCTGTTAAACCAATAGAAAATGGTTTAGTTGTATCACCTTTAAAAGAACGTCTTTCACCACGATTTAAAGCTGGGTTAATGTCTTTATTTGGATTACCATAAGCAGGATCATAAGGATTAACAAATGAATCTCCTATTTCTCTTTGCGTTTTTGGTCTTACTGTTCTTGTAGGTTTGTTAGTTTTAGACATTTATTATAAATATTCTAATATTAAATATTTACTATTTTATATATTTTGGTTTTTAAAAATTTTAACTCATCATGTTGAGTTAGTAATATTGTATTTTTATAATGATTCCAATTTATTTTATAATTTGTATCTACTATACCATTATTTAATTTTTTAATTAATTCATTAAGAGCATTTATAGTATATAAAGTATTAGATTCTTTTTTCCGATGTACTAAAATAGTATTAATTGGAATTTCTTCAACTTGAGGTTCAACTATATTATAAGTACAAACATATTCATTATTAACATTAATTCGTAAAACAAATACTTTATTATAAGCTATAGTGTAATGAAATTTTATCTCATTAATAAATTCATCAATTTGGGGTTCTTCTATAAAAGTACAAAATAATTTATTAGAAACGTTCATGTCAAAACTGTTATGACTATAAATATTATATGGTATAAAGAGAGTCATAATTATAACCTATTTTTGTTTTAACATTTAATTTATAAGCATTAAAAATATCTTTAATTTCTTTTATTAAATTATCTCCATCATCTTTTGAGAAATCTATTAATATACTGTCATAAACATATAAAACTATTTTTGATTTTTTATTATTTAATAATTTAAATATTTTTAATAATATAATAGTATTATATGATGTTTCAAGATTTTGTAAAAGATAATTAAATACTTTATAAGGATTTGGATTATCTATATTTTTTATAATAAAATTTGATATAGGAGTAATTATACCTTCTTTATTATATTCATCCCATTTTTCATTTATATATTCTTTACATTTAGCGAAATAAGGTATTGTTAAATATTCATCTTGAATACCACCATATAATTGTCTAAACACTGTTTCTTTTCCAATTGTATTATAAAGTTCAGAAACAGAAAAATCCATACCTATCATTTTAGCTACTAATGTTGGATGATAAGATGAAATATCAAATTCAATAAAAGCATCATTTTCAGGAATAAATGATTGTCTTGAATTATTAGTTTTATTTAATGCTGCGAAATTAATACTGTTAAAACTGTTAGATGGTCTGCGAGTGGTTGTGTAAAGATTATATTGGGTATAAATTTTTTTATTTTTAATAGAATAGTTATCATTTTCTGTTTCATAATATTTTGTAAAAGTTTCTTCATCAATTTTAATACCATTTTTTTCTATTAAATAAAATACAGGAGATATTTTATTATTATAAAAATCAAATGATTGAGGTTTTTCTAAAAATAAAATTGGTTCTATTTTTTCATAAATTTCTTCACATCTTTCATAATGTTTAACTATAGGAATAAGTTTATTAATATCTTCTCTATTATTATATTTTCTATAAAAAAACTGATGTACTGGTGTGTTAAAATTTAATTCTTCTATATTAGATATAAAATTTATATCTGAAATATTTTTATGTTCAATAAAATATAATGTTGATTTTTTGTTCCTAACATAGATTTCATCAAAAGTATTAAATAATTCTTTTAATAAATTTTTATTAATTGAAAAAGTATCAGGGTGATTTAAAGAAAATATAAATCCTTTTTTATAACCTATTGGTCTAATATAAAATAGACAAATATTAGATAAAGCAGGATGAAAATTATCATTATTTTGAATAATTTCTAAAAATACTTTAGAAACTACTTGTTTTTTATTTACATCTATAAAATATTGAAGTTGTTTATCACTTTCTATTAACCAAAACATTAATATAACCTTTATTTATTTTAAACATAATAAAAGAAATTTGATTTTCCAAATTTTTTTAATCTTTTATTAATTTTGTTTTATCTTTATCATAATGTAATTGTTCTAAATTAGTTAATCCTCTAATATCTAATGAAGTTAGATTATTATAATCA